GTGGAACATATGAAAGATTGGAATTAGACCATATCAACCAAGAAGATAAAGAATTCGATCCCCGTCCTAGAATGGAATGTAAAACTATGACAGAGAGACAATGGAAAGAAATTGAAAAATGTCAACTTCTGTGTTATGATTGTCATAGAGAAAAAACGGGAGAGCAATTTCGTAAATGAAACACGAAATCCCTGAGGAGATTAAGAAGAATGGATTTGCTTGCTTCGGTAGTTTGAATCAAGCAGAGAGAGCATGTGTTCTACTTGGTGATGATGCTTACAGAGAATCACTAGACCTTGACAATGATGATGCTCCCTGTTGGCAGATTCCAAGTGGAGAACACTCTACTTTTGCTGGGTGGAATCCCCAGTGTGTACCCACCATGGAGTACATTGTATGGAAACTAAAACGACTTGACGGTATTATTAAAGGAGAAATCATTGGATAAGTTGACAAACGAAGAGATGAGGTCTAAGATCAAAGAGTTTTCTGCACTTCTTAGAAGTCAAAGAGACCACTGGGACAAAGAAGACCAAATTGGATTCACATATTCTTGTGATTTAATATCACAATCACTTATTACATTGTACATTCGACTAGGAAAAACTGACTAATGGACTACAAAACTTCTGGTGTTGACATTATCAAGGGACGTTCCTTTGTAGAGTATCTAAAAGTATTGGCACCTAGTATTGGTGGGTTCAATGGAATGATGGAGATTCCATCAGGATATGAGAAACCTGTGTTGGTATCTGGTGCTGATGGTGTAGGAACTAAAATTAATATCTGTAGGATTGCTGGTGATTACTCCACTATTGGTCAAGATCTCGTTGCTATGTGCGTCAATGATGTTATATGTTCTGGTGCTAAACCATTATATTTTCTAGATTATGTCTCTACCAAAACACTAGATGCTAACGTCAGTGACATTGTGTATGGTATCAATGTTGGATGTACAATGGCAGGAATGGAATTGTTAGGTGGAGAAACAGCAGAGCATTTCAGGGCACATGATTATGACCTTGCTGGTTTCTGTACTGGTATTGTAGAGAAGAATGACGTTGTTGACGGTAGTAACATCAGACCTGGTGATGTAGTCATAGGTATTGAGAGTAGTGGTCTTCATAGTAATGGATACACACTGGTCAATGATATGCTGTGGAGAAATTATATTTTCTATAAGGAGATGCCAGAGTTGCTGAGACCTACCACCATCTATGCTCGTCTTATTCAATACCTGTTGGATGAAGTTCCTATCCTAGGCATGGCACACATCACAGGTGGAGGACTGCCTGAGAACCTCCCACGATGCCTTCCAATGGGTCTTACAGTTGACGTTGACTATTCTGCTTGGGAGAGACCAGAACTCTTTAATAAGATTCAGGAAGCAGGAGACATTGCCGAGAGTGAGATGCGTAATGTATTCAATCTTGGTATTGGATTCTGTTTAGTTGTGCCACAAGAGGTAGTAGAACATACTCAAACTTTGATTGCTGACACTCCATTTGGTATGAGATCCTGGGTTATTGGAAAGGTTGAATAATCAAAATAAATAGAGGAGTTAAGACTCCTCTTTTTTAATGGCGTATTATTATCCTGAAGGATATTTTGGACCTATTTGTGATTCTCCAGCAACTGCTGAGGAAATTGCATTTAGAAATAGGTTGACGCCTGTTGAACAAGAAGTTATTGATGAGAGAGTTTTCGTTTATCCTCAAGATGGGGACATTGGAATACCTTGGTGGGAGGAATTAGAAAAGACATTAGGTTTTATTCCTACAGCATTAAAATCTATTAAGTGTAAGCAAGCACCAGATGGTAGTTTTTATGATTGCATTTATCAGTATATAACCGACGAGTTTATTCTAGAGCAACCTCAAACCCCTAATGAACTTATTGGACTTAGGGACAACTTTATATTTCCTGACTTTACCCCAAACTCTTGCTCTCCATTTGATCCAGATATTAATATTCTACCTAAAAAAGTATTTCTTGCTGATGGAACTTCTATTCTAAGATACAAGAGAGAAAAATCTTCACCAGTTACCTTTGATGTTTCTGCTGGGTCTAGATATGTTGTTCTATCAGCAGGACTGACTGTTGAATGGGATAGTACAGGAACAGCATTGGTAGCTACTGGTAGTGGTAGTTCTAATGTAGTGCTCAGATTAAAGTGGGATGATAACCCAAGTGATTCAGGAACTGCTGTAGATACTATTACAATTGTTGATTCTGATAATAATAGTGTTACCTGGACTCAATCTGGGGAAAAGGGACAAGAAGATAAAGTAGTTGCATTAACAGCAGGGACTTATAACCTAGCATATACTGGTTTGAACTCTGCAAATAATCCAATTAATGTTGATGGAGATACCCTAAAGTTAAAGGACGGTGACGATGATGATACAAATGCATCGTTCAAGATTCAGGACAACTCTAATCAAGAGTTTGGATATGAGGAAAATCAGTGGAATGAAGACGGAAGAAACTATGGTGTTTGGGTAAACCCTGCAGTATGTACACTACCTGCAATTGAACAAGAAGTAACATATACAATTGATATTGAAGAGACTGGTGTCTATGGATTTAGTTTTGGCGCTGACAATAGAGGAACTCTTATACTAAATGATTCTGATATTTTATTCAATGATGTTGGAGCAGGAATTTTTGATACGTGGGCAACTGCTGCACAAAGTACACCTCATACAACGACTAGAACTTTGCAGAGGGGAACAATCTTATTGACAGTTTCCTGTCTTAATGTACCAAACCAAGTTGATGCTGATGGTAAACCAACTGGTGCATCTTATAGGTGGTCCGATAATCCTGGAGGATGGTTCATCAAGATCTGTAAAGGTGGTGCATGTGTATCAAGTAATAGTATTGCTGATTGGTTTCCCTCAGGACCAACACCTGCTTGGTCTAATTTTATGAATAAGTATGCAGTATTCCCCTCAGTTTCAGACACATTGGTTGGTGTACCTCAAACTGCAGTCTGGAATATTAGTGTTCCAGATACAGATGACTATGTGTTAGAATATTCTGCCGATAATACTGCTACTCTTAGCTTAGATGGGAGTACCATAGGGACTCACGCTGGTTTTAATAGTAGTACAACTACTACATTGACTGGGTTAACTGTTGGTGCTCATACTATCCAAGCAACAGTTACCAATGCTGCACAACCTGCAAACGTTACTAATAATTGGGCGAAAAATCCTGCTGGTGTTGCATGGACTATTACTAGACCTGCATCATCAACTCAGGGAGTAGTTACGACTACATCTGATGTCCCTAATGATATTGATGCAGAGTTTAATAGTGATGGTGATATCGTAGTTACAGGAGTTGGTAGTGGACAAATACAATTAATTTTTGAGTGGGATGATGATCCAAACAGATATGGCACTGCATTAGGACAGATAAGGATTGCTGGTAAAACCTTTACTCAAACTGCAGGTAAGGATGAGGGTTCAGATTCCTATAAGTTTACGGCAACGGCAGGTCAGACTTACTCAATAAACATCTCTGATAATCCAAACGGATTTAGACGGAGAAATAATAATAGTCAGTTATGTTTTATGGACAGGGATGATGATGACTGCAATGCTAAACTAATAATATCATCAGTCAAATCTAATGGAGCAGTATCCTCAACAACAAGTGAGAATGTTACTACCGTAGTTGATGAAAGTGTTATTGCTTCTTCTCTCGATTTATCTACTGCACTTGACAGTTCAAATATAGTATGGCATACTAGGATGGCGTCTGGATACGAATACTATCAAATCTAATGGACTTACCCAAAATTAAAAATGAAGATCTCCCTGACAAACTTAAAGAAATGTTAGGAGATTCTGACGCAGAGTTTGATTCTCTGATGAACCCATCAGATGTTCTCAATCTTGGGTACACCCTCGATGAGCTCAATGTTCAGCGCGAAGAAACTGCTCGTAAGTTAATCGAAGCACGCAAAAAACTACAGGAACTTCGTGGACTTGAGAGAAAAAATAAAAAAGATAATATTTAATCTGTATAAATACTCATTCAACACGCTTGCCAAACCAGGTAGGATGTGTTATACTTAATCCAACGAGAGACAGTCGATCTCTCTTTCATCCGTGGGTTCAACTCCACGAGTAACATACTTAAAGGTAATTTTTCAAATGATCAAAACTGTATTTGCAGCAACCGCTGCTCTGTTCGCTTCTGCTGGTGCTGCTTTCGCAGGACCCTATGTCAACGTCGAGACCAATGCTGGTTGGACTGGATCCGAGTACAATGGTGCTGGAACAGACCTGCACGTAGGGTACGAAGGTGCTCTTGGTGAGTCTGCTTCCTACTACGTGCAGGGTGGCGCTACTGTGCTGACTCCTGACGGCGGTGAGAGCGACACCGTTCCTTCTGGTAAGGCAGGTGTTGGTGTGTCCTTGAGCGATGCTCTGGGTGCATATGGTGAAGTGTCCTTCGTAGGTTCAGGCGACGAAGATCTTGACCGCGGCTACGGTGCTAAACTGGGTGTGAAGTATTCCTTCTGATTCCATAAATAATGTGGAGACCTTTCGTGCGGTCTCTACAAAAGTCGGAACACCCATGGGACTCTTAGGAGTCCCTTTTTTATTCTAGAGGTATTATGAATTTTCAAGTTTATACGAGAACTGGTTGCCCATACTGCACAAAAGTAAAGCAAGTTCTTGAAGGTAAGGGGTATTCATACACTGAAAGGCAATTGAATAGAGATTTTACTCGTGAAGATTTCTATAAGCAGTTCGGTGTTGGTAGTACTTTTCCACAAGTAGTTAAAGATACTATTAATCTTGGGGGATGTACAGAGACGGTGCGTTATATGAGAGAAAACAATATGCTATAGTGTCTAAATATTTTTGAAGTTAATACATGGGAGGAGTTGGTTCCATATTATTACACAAGACTTAAAAGGGGGAAGGAACCATGTTAGTTGCGCTAGTAGTATTAGTAATCCTCGGAGCATTTATCTTAGGAATCACAGTTTCTTGGTTAGCAAAGGGGTATGTAGAGGACTTCATCGAGAATGCAGCATACGCAAAATCCGTAACACATCCAGAAATGTTTGATAAGGATGGTAATATGTTGCATGATGACCTCATCTATGTTAGACCAGACATTCAGTATTGGTCAGACATAGAAAATGATGAAGATGATGAATGAATTCAGGAGTTAATTATGCCTACACGATCGATTGATAATAGCAACTCTAGGTTGCTTCTTAGTGAGGTCTTGCGAAAGGTCTCTAATGCAAAAACAAAAAGTGAAAAGGTGAGTCTCCTTCGCAAACATAACAGTGTTGCACTTCGTCAATTGTTGATCATCAACTTTGACGATAGTCTTACTTGTTTGTTGCCTGAAGGAGACGTTCCATACACGCCAAATGATGCACCAGTTGGTACAGATCATTCTCGCTTAGAGCAAGAGTATCGTGGTCTGTATCGTTTCTTTAAAGGAGGTGCAGACAATCTGACTTCGATGAAGAGAGAAACAATGTTCGTTCAATTGTTAGAAGGTCTTTCTGAGGAAGAAGCAGAGTTGCTTGTTCTCGCAAAGGATGGTCGTATGAACGACAAATACAAACGCATCACCAAATCAGTAATTCAGGAAGCGTTTCCTAACATTACATGGGGCGAGAGAGGTTGAACTTTATTCATAAGGAATGCGACCCAACCCTTGCACAGGATCGGTCACTTCCATATACTTCATTTATAATTGAGTATAGTCAGGACGGTATCACTAAATTTGATATCGTTGCTTCTAGTAAACAGTCAGAAATTTTTGATTATTATTGGGACTTGTATAAAAAAGACCTAATTAATATGTCAGCAACCGAAGGTAGAGTTAATCCTAGAACATGGCAAGATCCAAATCAGAAGAAAAAGAAAAGCAAATGACGATCTACTTTGATAAACGTGCATTTGAACAGAAAGAAGAAGAGAACGAAGAGGAACTAGAAATCCTAAAGAAAAGAGAAGAGGGAGCAGCAGCTATCGTTGCAACATTTCTTTTCTTTACCAAACCATTAGTTTTTATGCTACTATGGAACTGGTTGATGCCAGGTATCTTTGGACTTGCCACTATCGGTTATCTAAAGTCGTTTGGTTTGTACTTGATCGCCCGTATTATTATCGATAAGAATGACTAAAGTATGTTTGATCTCTGTTACTCCTGAGGCAGAGAAAACAATTGGATACATTGCTCGTGTAAGTAATCCAGCAAATCAGGAGAACCCTAAAATTTCTGGACTTCTAAAGTATTGTATCAAGCATGGACATTGGTCTGTATTTGAGCAGGCAACAATGACTCTAGAGATTCACACCACTAGGGCAATCGCAGCTCAGGTGTTGCGTCATAGGTCATTTACATTCCAAGAGTTTTCACAACGCTATGCTGATTCTTCCCTACTCTCGGAGGAGATCCCTCTACCTGAACTACGCAGACAGGACACCAAGAATCGTCAGAATTCTATTAATGATGTTGACCCGTTTACCAAACAGAAGTATGAAATCTTGATGCAGCATCACTTCAAGGAGTCGATGAATTTGTATCAAGATATGCTGGACTCTGGTATTGCAAAGGAATGTGCAAGAAATGTGCTTCCTTTATGCGTAGGCACAAAAATGTACATGACGGGCAATCTCAGAAATTGGATCCATTACATCTCTCTGAGGTCCTCCAATGGCACCCAGAAGGAGCACATGGACATTGCAGAACTTGCGAAGCAGCATTTCATCTGTCAGTTCCCAGTCATCTCTGAGGCGCTTGAGTGGTGTCCTGAGGGTGATTGCGGATGCCCTGAGCAACTAGATGATTGCAACTGCATCCAACCTGCTCTGAGGATTGATTGATGTATGAAGAGTTAAATTGTTTTGAAGAAGCACTCAAGCACTTCGGAACAAGAGTTGAAATCATCACTGCTATGGAAATGGCACGAAAGATATCACCTGAAGATGCCTATCAGTTGATTAAGGATGAACTCAAAGAAGTTAAATTATGTCGTAAACAATTCAAGAAGGAGCAATAATGCCTTTATACAATGTACTAAATAAGGTCACTGGCGAAAAACAAGAGTTTCGCTGCACCGTTGCCGAATACGAGCAATGGAAAATTGATAATCCTGATTGGGACAAAGATTGGCACGCTGGTGTCGCAGGAACAACATACGGGAATCCTAAACAGTCTGATGGATTCAAGGAAGTAATGTCCAAAGTCCAAGCAGCACACCCTCGATCAAACCTCAGTAGATTTACTTGATATGGCAAGAGCAAGAAAGAGAAACACCACTAGCAACCCTGTTGGTTCCAACATGAGTGCAAAGCAAATCAAAAGGAAAAAACCTCTTGATAAGAGTTACATGGTTCCTATTAAACCATTGACTCCAAATCAGGAGACCGTGTTTGAGCAGTATAATGAAGGGCAGCACATGCTGCTACATGGTGCTGCTGGTACAGGTAAGACATTTATCACCCTCTATCTTGCTTTACAGGAAGTACTTGACGAAAACACACCGTATGATAAGATATACATTGTGAGGTCTCTTGTACCTACAAGAGAGATTGGTTTCCTTCCTGGAGACCATGAAGATAAGTCAGCATTGTACCAAATTCCATACAAAAATATGGTGAGGTATATGTTTAGTATGCCTGATGACAATTCCTTTGATATGCTTTATGACAACCTCCGAGCGCAAGAGACTATTTCATTTTGGTCTACTTCTTTTATCCGTGGAGTTACTCTTGACAATGCCATTGTTATTGTCGATGAGTTCTCGAATCTTAACTTTCATGAATTAGATTCAATGATTACCCGTGTTGGTGAAGATTCTAAGATCATGTTCTGTGGTGACATTACTCAATCTGATTTGGTTAAGAGTAACGAAAAGAATGGAGTATCAGATTTCATTAACATCCTTCAGCAGATGCGTGAGTTTACTTGCGTTGAGTTTGGTATTGATGATATCGTTCGCTCGGGTTTAGTTAAGTCATATCTACTTACAAAATACAATCTTGGTTTCTAATGTTTAATTTTATTGATGTCGAACTCAACGAACATGTTGAGGTCGAAGCTGTGAATGATAATGGAGTTAGATTTTATCCCATCCCTGGTGCTGATAAATACTATCCGAGTGTTACTTCAATCACATCGTATAAGAGCGCAGACTTTTTTAAAAAATGGCGCAAGAAAATTGGTGAAACTGAAGCGAATCGTATTACCGCTAGAGCAACACAGAGAGGCACTGCCTTTCATAGCATCACCGAAGATTATATCAAAGGTGTATTAAATTTGGAACAATACATGACAAATAACCCATTGTCTGTTAGAATGTTTCAATCAGCAAAGTCTACGCTAGATCGAATAGACAATATCCATTGTCTAGAGACATTTTTGTATTCGCATTACTTAGGTTTAGCGGGTCGAGTTGACTGCATTGCTGAATTCGATGGTGAGTTGGCAGTAATCGATTTTAAAACTTCAACTAAAGAAAAAAAGGAATCCTACATCGAGAACTATTTTGTTCAAGAGACTGCATACGCAGCAATGTTCCTAGAAAGATCTGGTTTAGAGGTAAAGAAAATTGTCACACTTATCGCCACCGAAGAAGGAACTATTCAAGTGTTTGAGAAGTACAATCTTGATGACTATTTACAATTACTCAAGTCCTACATTGAAGAATTTGTTAGGGGAAGAACTTATGCCTAAAGACCAAGGAGACGATAAGTTTCTTACTCCTATCAAATTCTCTCAAGAAATTGAGAGGTTAGTTAAAAGGAGTGATGGTTTGATTTCATACATTGAAGCAGTAGTAACTTACTGCCAAGAGAATGAAATTGAAATAGAGACCGTCCCTAAGTTGATGTCTAAACCCCTCAAAGAACGTCTGCGACATGAAGCAGAACGTTTAAACTATATGAAGAAACGATCTAAAGGAGTATTGCCACTGTGACTGGATTTGAAGTGTATCAAATGTATCTTGCATTAAAAATGCACTTCACCAAAGACTCATATGATTTTATAAAGTATAAAGGCAAAGTTTCTGCCTCTGAGAAATCATTTGAAGAACGTCGCGACCGCTATTTCTTTAAAAAACTAGCGACAAAGTATGACAGGAGTAAAATCCTAGATTACTTTGTCGCTAATTTTATGGATAATCCTAAAGGATATATCAGATCATTTAATGACGGTAACTACGAAAGGTGGAGAATTAATCAGGAGTCGTTCTCGTATAAATTTAAACAGGATGTGCATCTTCTACTAACATATTTTGAATCCCCGTATCAAGATAAGTTTGATAAGATCTTTGAAGTAAAAGAAGGTAGTCACCCTCCACTCCTTAAACATTATCTTTCAGGGGAGATAACACTAGAAACACTCGTTGTATTTGAAACTTGCCTAGGATATGTCAAAGCATTTGATAAAAAACTAAAGGATCCTATTTGGAAAGAGACTCGTAGAAGAGTACTGAAGTATCAACCATTTTTAAAAGTTGATTGCAGCAAATACAGAGTAGAAATATTGTCAGTCATTAGAACGAAACTATGAGTTTTTTTAAATCGGAACAAGTACAAACAAATTTACAAGACATCTTTGAAACTTATCAGGAAGTTGCATCTATGACTTCCCAACTAGGAAAGATGGATAGAGAAGAACGATTAGACCATATTGAAGATTGCAAAGTCCTTATCGACAAGCAGAAGAATTTCTATGGTCGATTATGTCTTGCTTCATCAGAAGATCCTGAAGCATCAGACATGAAGACCAGGATTAATGCACTGTCTCAAGCGTTTGGGTATCGTGACCTTGGGGAATGCATGGATGCCATGTTCGAGACACTTGAACAAGCGGCACAGAGGGAACTTGACACCTGATATATAGTATGCTACGATAACCCAGTAGCAAACAATACAACTACACACATTCAATACGGAGAATACTAAATGTCTTTCGCAAGTCTCAAAAAAGCGTCCAGCAAGGGAGACACCTTTGCTAAACTGACACGAGAGATTGAAAAACTGAATCAGCCTGCTGCTGGTTCTTCTGCTGACGAACGTTTCTGGAAACCAGAAATGGATAAGTCTGGCAATGGTTATGCTGTTATCCGATTCCTGCCTGCTCCTGATGGAGAAGAGATGCCTTGGGCAAAGGTCTGGAGTCACGCATTCAAAGGTCCTGGTGGACAATGGTACATCGAGAACTCACTCACCACTCTTGGTAAGGATGATCCTGTCGGTGAAATGAATCGCCAACTGTGGAACAGTGGTCGTGATAGCGATAAAGAGATCGCTCGTGCTCAGAAACGTAAACTCTCTTACTACTCCAACATCTATGTTGTGAGTGATCCTGCTCATCCTGAGAACGAAGGTCGTGTATTCCTTTATAAGTTTGGCAAGAAAATCTTTGACAAACTGACTGAAGCAATGCAACCTGCATTCGTTGATGAATCTCCTATCGATCCTTTCAACTTCTGGAAAGGTGCTGACTTCAAACTGAAGATTCGTAAGGTCGAAGGTTACTGGAACTATGACAAGTCTGAGTTTGCTGCACCTAGCACTCTTGGTAACTTTGATGATGACAAACTGGAAGGTATCTGGAATGAAGGATACTCCCTTGCAGAGTTTGAAGCCACTAAGAACTTCAAGTCCTACGAGCAACTACAAGCACGCTTGAGTCTGGTTCTCGGTAAGACTTCGACTGCATCTGCTCCTACCATTCGTGAGGATGAAGAGGAAGTGTTTGCCAAACCTGAACCAGTAGAAAACTGGGGCAAAGAAGTTTCTGACTTCCGCCAAAAAGCAGTCGCTGCCTCTCCTGTTGCTGACGAAGATGACACTCTGTCTTACTTCGCTAAACTTGCTGAGGATGATTGATGAGAGTTGCTATACTTTCTACTCTAATGCTTATCGCTAGTGCTTCACCTGCACTAGCACACCATGAAAGCATTGGTGATAGGTCAAATCGAAGAGCATATCAAGATTTGTATATTGAAAAACATTACCATCACCCTCCGAGACATCGCCACTATCATTGGCATGGAGATGGATCATATCATTACCATCCTCATAGAAAGCATGGCAATCATCACAGGGGACATCATGAGTATAGGTATCACCGACACCCAAGAGTTCCCTTCCTAAACATTGAGATACATTGACCAAAACGAAATTCGACTTTTGATTCCCTGAAACGGGGCAAAAAATCCCCGCCAATTTTTCGGTCTCTAGGGTTTTCTGAATTGTTGTTCTAACACAATCCTAAGAAGATTCTCTTTTAGTGACATTAATGCTTGTTGCTCAAACGAATCACCACCTGGCCATTTCTCAAGATAAAAACAGACGGACTTGTATGTTAAGTACAGTCCGTCTTTTGATATGTCTATGTTTATATAATCTTCGGAATTAGTATCCTCCATATCCTCCACCACTAGAACCTGAACTACTGGAGGAACTAGAACTGCTGCTACTACTGCTACTAGAAGAACTGGAACTGCTGCTACTAGAAGAACTAGAACTACTACTGGAGGCAGACGTTGTTGTAGTAGTTGATACTGTTGCTGCTGCTGTAGAACTTACTGTACCTGCTACACCTGCTAACGTAGTGCCTGATGCGCTAGGACCATTATCAAATGAGGTCACAACATCATTATTAGCAATTGTACGACTTCCACTACCAGTGACGCTAGTGTCATTAGTAATAAATCTAGATGCCATACTCATTTCTGTTTTCTTATTTCCAAATTTATCAACTTCAGAATGTAATTGATACTCAAGAAGAGAAGACATCTCTTCTTTCATGAGATCAACCATAATTCCATTAGGAATTCCAATCAATCTTTTTTGTTCGTTCAGGTAATTTTCATACTCATAGTTTGATACAGGATATCTAGACTCTTCTTCAGTTTTGATTGAACCATCGGGCATGGTAGCTCTAAAACCAGCATTTACGTCAATACCCTTTTTAATGTAAACGATATCTTCGTACATAATTTCATTTGTTTCATAATGATGAATAGAATCAGGATCTGCATATGATTCTGATACAAATTTTTGCAGATTATCTTCAGATTTTGGCCACTGACTATAGAAATCTGTAATATTATTAGAGAGAAGGATAACCCAATCTAAGAAAGGATCTCCATATAGACTATTTGCAAGAAATGAAGGGGTTTCTCCATCTCGAATAGAATACGCTTCAAACGATGTGACATATCGATCTAAGTCGTCTCTTGCTTTAACTCTACGGAATATGTTTTTTGTGAGACGATATTTGAACCCCTCATTAGAGGTTACGCCTTCACCAACATATACATTTGGAAAATAGGAAAAATAAGATGCCATGTTAGAATCCTTTGGTGATATCGCCAGAAGTAATAAGTTTAGTTTCTGTAAACTCTAATGTTAGATCTAATGCTGGTACTTGTATTGCGTCACCGTCAAGATTTTTGAATGACGTGTATTGACCATCTGGCGTATAATTGACTGTAATATTACTGCAAACTGACGGATGCATTTTAAAGTGCATAAAATCATCGTTCTTGGCACTTGCCGATCCGTCTGGTTTTAGTCGTATAAATTTAATATTGAAACTATCTGGCACTGTGAAAAATCTAGCACCTGCAGTACCCTTATTAATTAAATCATTTAACTTTTCATTTCCACCTGAAACTTCTTCACCAGTGACTTCGGGTACAGCACCCTGCTTAAAATAGTCAAGAATATCTTTCATTTCCCTTGCTTCTTCTGAACTTCTAGCAAGGAGTTTGAAAGTAAAGTTATGTGTTCTAAAATTCATACCAGTGAAGATATTTTCTTTAAATGGATTAAAGATTCTACCTCGTGATAATGCTTGAAGTGAGCTTGCATCAAGACCTCCTTGCAGTCCTCCTATTTGAGCAAGACCGTTGGCAGTTTCCGCTATTGCCGACGATGCAAACTCTGGCATTCCTGCTCTCGCTGTTTGTCCAATAATTTGGGCAATTGCTTCAGTATCACCACCACTATTGATTGCTTGAACTGCGGCCGCACCGACAACACCAAGATCAATTTGACGATATGCTGGTCGATATGAAGTTTGTAGTCCTTTTGGCATTGCAAGATAGACCCTATTAGGATCTAACCTTCTTTTTGCAGAATTACTAGGTAAACTATATCCTCTAAATCCTTTATCATCATATTTTATACTTGTTCGTTGAAAACATGCATAGTCAATTGCTTCTGTAGCACCATCAGACGTGCTAGCAGAACCAGTTGTTTCTGGTGCTTGTAATGGGTATCTAAATATTGCCAACAGTCGGACCTAAATATAGTGTGACCTCTATGTATTTATGCGATATCAAGGTAAATACCGCCCCTCCTTTCCTAGGAAATATAAAGGCGATCCTAGTAATGTGATTTATCGCTCCTCCTGGGAGTATAAATTTATGAAATGGTGTGATAATACACCATCTGTTGAAGAGTGGGGTAGTGAAGAAATTATCATTCCATATGTTTCTCCAGTTGATGGTAGAAGACATAGATATTTTCCAGATTTTTATGTTAAGGTTGGTAAGAAAAAATATCTGGTTGAAGTAAAACCCTATAAACAGACTAAAGAACCCAAAACTCAAAAAAGGCACACAAAACGATATATTAATGAAGTTGTGACATATGCTGTCAATCAAGCAAAGTGGAAAGCAGCAACAGAATTTTGTAATGATAATAATTGGGAGTTTATGTTAATCACAGAAAAGGAACTTAAGGTATAAAATGGGCATTCCAAGGCAAGAATCTGCAAGATATAGTTCTCTTCAGGAGTTTATTAGTTTTTCTAACAAAACTGATACCTCTCCTAGTTTTACTAACTTATTTTCAGTGCATTTTTCTTCTCCTCCGATGATTGCGGAGCAAACTGCAGGTAATAAGTTTAGACCTGAAGTTGGAGAGATGTCATTGCTTTTGGATTACTATGCAAAAACGGTAAATCTTCCTAGCAAACAAATTACTACAGGTCAAGTCACCAATGTTGGTGCTGGATATAAGTTTGCGACTGGAACGGCATTTAGTCAAATCTCCATGACGTTTACTATGCCTCGTTCTCAACAAACACGAAACTTTTTTGAGAGATGGACAAGTTTGATGACAAATGATGCCAATCAGTATACTGATTATTATGATACCTACTGTGCTCCTCAGGTAATCATCTATAAGTGGGAGAGAGGTGGTGGAGACTATGCATATGCAGATCCAAAATCTATTAGGGCACTCAGGCAAAGTGGGGATAACTTTTTACTTGCAAAAAAGAATAAACTGACTGCTGCCTGGGTACTAAAAAATGTATTTCCATATAATATCGGTTCTGTTCAGTTAGATAATAATCAAGCAAAGACAATGGATCTTAGTGTTCAGTTTTATTATGAGAGATATAGGTTCTTTACTGAAGACCAATTTGATGCTCCTGGAGTAAGGAATATTATTACTATTCCATCAAGTGGTGGTGATGTTACTACTCAAGAGACTGATAGAAACCAGGAAGTGGAAAGAATCAATACATCTACACCTGTGACAAATGGAGGAGCATCAATCATCAGTGCTTTCAACGCACAGATTGGCTGATACCGCATAAATAAAATTACTGAATTGAATTTTTATGGCATTACCTAAATTAAATGTACCTAAGTACAAACTGAAACTGCCATCTGATGGTAGAAATGTGAACTATAGACCATTTCTTGTTAAAGAAGAGAAGTTACTTCTCCTCGCTACAGAAACGGGAGAGCAAGAAGAGATTATTGGTGCAATCAAAAACATCATTACAGAATGTACTGATATTGCTTCAGTTGATAAACTAGCAACATTTGATATTGAATATTTGTTCTTACAAATTCGTACAAAATCTGTTGGTGAAAACGTTGATGTGACAGTGACTTGTCCTGATGATGGAGAAACTGAGGTTGAGGTTTCGATTCCTTTGGATGAAATTAAGGTCGTAAAGACTAGAGGTCATAAAAAAGAATTAAAACTTGACGCTGAGATTGCCGTTACTATGGGATATCCCAATCTCGAATCTTTTGTAGAGTCGAATTTTGGGGAAGATACCAATCAAATTGACCAGATTTTTGAAATGGCAGCAGGTTGTATTGAAACTATTGCTGATACCAATCAAATCTATGAATGTAAAGATTTACCAAAATCAGAAATTTTAGAATTTCTTGATCAACTGAGTAGCAAACAGTTTGGAGAACTTCAAAAATTCTTTGAAACTATGCCTAAATTGTTGCATAAGGTACAAGTAACCAATCCTAATACTGGGGTTGAATCTGAAATTGTTCTTGAGGGATTAGCGAGTTTTTTCGCATAGCACTCCTTCACAACAATCTCCGTTCTTATTATGAAGGTAACTTTGCACTGATGCATCACCATAAATGGAGTATCGAACATATCGATAATCTGATGCCTTGGGAAAAAGAAATTTATGTGAATTTGTTAATACAATTCTTAAAAGAAGAAGAACGTAGAATGAAGGAGCAGCAAGCAGCAGGTGGCTAAACTACAACCATATAAACTAGTCAATCCTGGAGTATCGTCGATTACTACTCCAGCAATTTCTGCTGCAAAAGTACAGACGTTAGCATTTAATCGTCTTGGTACTACAGTTAGCTCTTTATCGAGTGTAGTTAGTGATTTGGGGAAAATCTCCACCTTAACAGTTAAGAGTAAGAAAGAGACTGAAAAAGCAGAAAGAAGAAGTAAGCGTAGAGAGAAAGATTCTTCTTCTGAAACTAAGCAAGAAGCGAAAGCATTAAAAAAAGAAGGAGCTAATGAGAAATCAAGGTTAGGTGAAAAGGTAAAGAAAGGCACTAAGGGTATTTTTGGAACGATTGAAAAATTCCTTAGTCCTCTTGGTGGATTATTAGTAAAACTTGCTACATTTACTCTTGGTCTAGAACTTTTAAATTATCTAGGTAATCCTGAGAATATTGAGAAGATTAAATTATTCTTAGATAAAACACTTTTCGTTTTTGATAAGTTAAAAGACTTTGCGATGAGCATTTATAATGCCTTTACTTCTGGTCTAGATTTTATCTTTGGTAAAGAGACGACTATTGGTCAACGTCTTGATGCGTTCGGTAAAATTGCTCTTGCAATCGGTGGTATTTCTGGAATAATTGCAGCAGCAGGTGGTATTCGAGACCTTCTTGATGCGCGAGATCTTCTTGATGGTCCCGATAAACCAAAAAAACCAACAAAACCAGGTGTAAAACCAGGTGTAAAACCAACAGTAAAACCTAGTCCTAAACTATCTCCTTTCCAATTAGAGCAAGCACGAAAGCTTGCCACTAAAGAAGCTACTGAAACAACTGGTGAACAGGTTGGTAAGAAAGCTACTGGACAGGTTTTTAAATATGGTGGTAAAAATATATCTAAGGCAACGCATCGTTTCTTCCTGAAAGTTATTGGAAGAGGTGGCGTAAAAGGATTGAAGAAATTAATCGGCGCATTTAAGTTACCACTTATAAGTGGTTTACTGACTGCTGCATTGAACTGGATCATGGGTGAGTCTATCGCCAAATCACTCATGATGGGTATTGGTGATGGTATTGGTACATTCTTAGGTGGTTGGGCAGGTGGCGCTATAGGTGCTCTGGGCGGTCCTGCAGCACCCATTACAATACCTTTAGGTGCATTTGTTGGTGCAATGCTTGGTGGCATTGCAGGTGAGGCAATCGGCGGATACTTATATGACATGATGCTAGGTAAGGCAAACTTAGGTGCTGACCTTGGTGCTATGGGCAAGAAACTTGTCAGTGGTATGAAGTCTCTTTGGAATGACTATATTATGAATGGAGATTTCTGGGCAGGTGCCTGGGAAACATTCTTAAACATCGGTAAAGATGTTATGAGTAGTGCCTGGGGCTCTATGATGAACATGTGGAATTATGCTTCTGGTGCTGCAGCAGATTTCTTTACCCATATGATGGAAGTCTCGAAACCCTGGCGTGAAGCAATGTGGGATGCCTTCCAAAAATATGTTGTTAATGGTCCACAAGAGTTAGTCAAAGTTATCTTTGACACGATCCTATCTGGTGCTAAAGGACTTGGGCGAATTTTTGCTGAGGGTGCTCCTATTTTGATGTCTATTATTAAAACTTCTGCTGAATCAGCAATTCAGTGGGCATTTAATAAAGTCCGAGGTTTAGTTGAAGGAATCCGAGATGCTATAGTAGGATTCAGACCAAGAGAAGCACTTAGCAAGTTGGGTTCATTGTTAGTGATGCTTGGAGCACCACTGACACAGATTCCTGAGATGATGAAAGCTGTTGGTGCTGCAACTAGCAAAAAGATTAGTCAAGCAATAGCAAAAACAAAAGAAATTGGGGAGATGATTATTGATCCCATCATGGGATATATTGAACCTGCTATCAAGGCAATTGATGAAACGTGGAAAATTGTTAGTAATTTTCCAGGATATGTTTATGACAAAGGTATCAAACCAATCTTTGATACTATTGGTTCTGTATGGAACTCTGGTCCTGCAATCTGGGAGTTTTTACATAGACCAAATACATTCCAAGAAATCACAGGACAAGAAGTTCCTCAACAAGAAATGTTCCTTGGTGGTGTAGTTAAGAGTGTTGGTAATGCTTTTAAAGGTGTAGGTAATGCAGTTAGTAATGTTATGCAAAGTCCTGTTGGACAGGTGCTTGGAACTGCTGCATCGTTTATTCCTGGTGCTGCACCTATTATGGCAGGTATCAATACACTTGCTACGGGCAATCCTATGTCAATGTTGGGAATGATTCCTGGCGTAAGTGGGATTATGGGTCAAGTTGGTAATTTTATGAATGGTCCCATTGGCAATATTGCATCTAGTGTATTGAGTGGAAACTTTGGAGGTGCTTTGAGTACTGGACTTGGGATGCTTAACCCTTCTATAGGACAATTTGCTGGTTCTATGTTAAGTGGTGGACTTAATCCTATGAACATGATTCAAGGTGCTGCAAGTCACTTTGGACTGGGTGGCATTTATAATGCGGTTACTGGTGCGATGGGTGGAGATATGACATCTGCTATGGGAGAGATAGCAGGACAACTAGGAGTCGATCCTAAAGTTATTGGTGGGGTACAGAATGTAGCATCTCAAGCATTGTCTGAAGGTGGTATATCTGCTGAGTATGCTATGAATCAGACATTAGACTTCATTCCCATTCCTGTTATTCTTGAGAAGTTGGTGCCTATTCCTACTGCTGTTCCCATAAATACTGGTGGTAGCGAAGTAGTTAGAGCGACTCCTTCTAGCATAACGACGAGATCACAATAATGGCAACTGTACAAAAAAATTCAAAAATTAATTTTTATAAGTTCGTACAGGTAAAAGATCCTTCGGGCAGTCTTGACCCTGAAGTGACGAAATCGGATATTGCTTTAGCAAAGTCAATAAACACGAATACTCATGCAATCAACAACTTAGGAAATACTGTAAATTCTCTTGCTAAAGTTCTTGTAGATCTCAAAAAAGTTAGCCTTAGTAATTTAGAAGCACAACAATCTCAGAAAACTAAATTTAAAGCAGAATATAACAAACCCCAAAAACAAAAGAAGCAAGGTGGTCTTGTATCTGGCCTCTTAGCAAAAAGTGGAAGTTTTCTGGAAGGACTTCTTAAGTTATTTGGAGGTTTATTCAAAATAGCAATTGTCATTCCAGTCCTTAAATGGTTGGGTGATCCGAAAAATCAAGAAGCACTTGTTGCAGGTTTAGAAGTCATTAAGAAGGTTATTAACTTTATTGCAGCTTGGGCAAAATTTAGTATTACAACTACTATTGATGGTCTTTATGATTTATTTAAAGATGATGCGACGTGGCAAGAGAGACTTTTAGGATTTGGTAAAGCAGTTGTTGGTATTGGTTCAATTGTATTGGGTCTTAGATACTTAAAAAATCCAACTAAAATTATTACTGATATTGCAAATGGTGTTAGAGCTCTGATTACACTTATTCGTGGACGTGGTGCTGGTCGTCTTGGTAGAAGGGGGGGTGGTCTTGCAAAGGTGGCGACTGGAACTGCTATAGCAATTGGTGCAGGTATGGGCATCAATGCATTAAATAATAGGGATGGGGATGAAGAGTTTGCACAAGGAGGTTCAGTAAAGAATCTTCCAGGTAGAGCACAAGGAGGATTTATTAATGGACCACAATCGGGATATCCCGTATCACTGGATGGGGGGAGATCAACCTCGTTCATCGGACACGGACGTGAATATGTTGCTAGAAAGAGCAATGGGGGAGCTTTCGTCGTTCCTCTTAATACTCCTGGAACAAAAACGCAACCCCATCTAACTTCTAAAAGGATGGGTGAAGCACAGAGTCAAGGATTTGACATCGGTGGAATGGTGAATGCATTCCAAGGTGGATTTAATCCAGGAAAGGGTTTTGATACTCCTATGTCTAAGAATGTTATGCCTAGTTATGCACCTGAGTCTAAATTTATGTCTCAAGGTGGTGGACTTCCTAGTTTTGCAAATGGAGGTGGATTAAATAAGCAAATTTATATGCATTGGACAGCAGGTGGATACAACTGGAAAAATGGTCCATATCATACCACTGTTCAGGGCGATGGTTCTCTATATAAGCATCTCCCTTATGACCAACATACTGCTCACACATATTATAGAAACACGGGAAATGTAGGTCTTTCAGTTGCTGCAATGAAAGACTACAATTGGAATGCTTATGCTCCCAAACCAAAGCAACTTGAGGCGATGACTGCCGAAGCAGCAACTATTGCTAAAGGTTGGGGTTGGAAACCAGGTGATGTAAGTATTAAAAATGTTATGACGCACGCTGAAGCAGCGTCGAATAAAGATGGTAGGTCACCTCATGATAACTATGGTCCTACTTGGTGGGGTGGTACGGGTGAAAGGTCCGACTTACATAAGTTAAAGGGATCTGATAAAGATGGTACAGGTGGCGATAAACTTCGTCAAATGATGAAAAAGTATATGGGTATGAAAAACCCTCCTATATTAAATGAAGCTGGACCTGGTGCTGGTGGTCCTAATGGACCAAATGGACAACTTAATAGTGGTGAGTATAACTTATTGCAGCGTTTAGTTCTTGCAGAGGCAGGTAGTGAGGGTAAATTGGGTATGGCATTGGTAGCACGCAGTGTATTGAATCGTGCGGGACTTATTCAATCTGGTAAGGTTGGAAAGGGAATGTTCATGGCAAATGATAAGAGTGTCACTGGCGTCATTATGGGTAGGCGTCAATATCAACCTATAGAAAATGGATCAATTGATGACGCAAGAACTAGTACACAGATGGCACAGGCAAGAGATGCAATTGAGATGGCAAGAAATACTACAAGTCTTAGGGGTAATCTTGAGGCAGAGGGTATGCGTGCAGAGAATATTAATTATTTGATGGGATCAACTGGATTTAGAACTGGTGCTGCGTTTAAGGATGAGTCTCAAAATGTTAATGTTGTTAAGTACAAGAATCACTTCTTCAATACTGCAGGAAATGCCAGTGTAAAATCTCATATTGCCGAGATTGAAAATGGTGGTACTGGTGGCGGTCATGGTGCTGGTGATTATGGTTCTTCTTATGCAGCAAATTCTGGTTTCGATATGGAAACTCCTAGGTCTCAGCGTGCTGGTGGTAAAACTATTCTTGGAGGATACTCAGCACCAGTAGCAGGACAACGAAGAAGTGACCAAAGATATACATATGGTAACCGCGAAGCAGAGATTAGGAGTCGGGGAAGACGAGGCAGTCTTTCACAATCCACTCAAGATCGTAATAATGCAAAAACCCAAATAACTGAAAGGACTCGTGAGATGGTAGGTGCTGTTATAGAACAAGTTGGACAAGTAAATGGTATGAACGCTGAGATGGTTGCAGCAGCGTCATCAGCGATTCAGAACGCAATGGTAGCAAGTAGACCTGGACCTCCTGTAGTTGTTGGTGGTGGCGATGGAGGAGGTCACTCTGGAGGTCGTGGCATTGGTGGTGCTCTCGTCGGAACTGCTGCTGCTCTTCTTGGTTCTACAAATAATCCCCTTAAAGGTATCTTCAAATGACAATTTTTAGAGAAAATCCTGGGGATGTAGAGATCTCCGTAACTATTTTTCGCGACGGTGAAAAATTAAAGTCTCCCACTGGTGAATATGACATCAAAGATTTTGTTAGGGGATTTCAGGTATATGAATCTATTACTTCTGCCACAATGGAAGCAAAGATCGTTATTGAAGATTCTGCTGGCATGATTAATGCCTTCACAGGATCCGAACTTTTTAGGGTGAAAGTTACAGGAAGTATTATTGATCGAACATTTTATATGCGTTCATATACTATCCTATCTCGTGCTAGAACAAATCAAGGTACTGATTTATACATTATCAACTTAGCATCAGATGAGTTTATTAAGAATGAAGCAGTAAACATATTTGGTATGACTGATGTTATCTTTAAGAATAAAACTGAAACTTCTCAGATTGTTGAAACTATATTAAAGAATAACAGATACATTGGGACTAAAAAAAGACTGTATCTAGAAGAAACATTAAATGACCACAAATTTATCATTCCTAACTGGAGACCATTTGATGCAATCTACTGGATGACTGAGAGATCTATTCGTAAAACATCAGGTACTTCATTGCAGAATGGATTTGCATTTTTTGAGAATGCATTGGGATATCATTACAAGTCTATCGATAAGATGATTGATGATGCAAATTCCATGGAGGATAGTAAAGAAACTAATGTCAATACTGGACAACCAAGATTGTATAAGTACACTCAAGCACCAAAAAATATAGAGGGTGATGGTGCTGCAGACCAGTATAGAATTAGTACTGTAGTTTTTCCTGAAGAAAAGAACTTTTTGATGGGATTGCGTCATGGATCATGGTCTGGTTATAGTATTGGATTTGACCCAACTACCATTACACAATCTAAAATGGGTATTAGTACAGACATCTCTGTAGATGCTCATTATTATAATATCAACACATACTGGAATAGTATGTCTCACTTGAAAGATGGTGGTAATAAGAATATTATCAATTCTATGGATGAAGGAGTTCAGCAATTAATTGATTATCCAAAGAGAGTTAGATACACAATTCTTCCGAATCAAATTTTTGATCAAAGATTTGAAGATAATCCTCAAAAAAATTATGAGTCACTCGTAGAACTCCAGGCATACCAATGGATGAGGATTGAAAGTCTGAAGACTATTAAACTACAAATAACTATTCCAGGAAATATGGATTTGTATGTTGGTTCAGGAATTGATATTGTTATTCCTACCACAGCAAAATCTGGAAAGGCACCTAAAGTAGACCGTAGATATAGTGGTAGATATCTAATTGCTAGCTTGACTCATGATACAAATGGTACTAGTATGACTACGGAATTGCTTTTAATGAAGGATTCTACCATTTAATCAAATAAATATTATTACAACAGGAGGATACATGGACAGTATCGAAAAGCACATTGCTATTGACAAAGAGATCCTAGACAATTCGTCTATATCTCCACAACAACGCCGTCATATTGAAGGTGAGTTGCATGAATTAGAAGAATACGCAGAGCATCACAAAGAAGAGATTGAGGCAGGAGATCATCATGATCCTACTTACTTAGAATTGTTTTGTGACGCAAACCCTTCAGAACCAGAATGCTTGGTTTACGAAGATTGACTTGACAAAAGAGAACATTTCTTTTAGAATAACCATGTAAGGGTTCAGAGATAGTTATGGCTAAATTTGAAGACTATATCTTAGGCCATTGGGAGAATCGTCACCAGGCACAATCTGATCCATGCAATTGGGTTTCTGTAGAAATTATTTGGAAACGTCATGATGATGGATTCCAATCTATAAATTTTAAGAGACGAGAAGGACCAAATTCTCCTTATCGTCAGAAGAATCACAAGATAGTTGTATTGTCCGAAACTGAAGTGTTAGTAGAGAACTATCATTTGGACTGGACAAGACACGAAGATTGTGATATGATATTTAAGTTCGATGGCAATGCTTGGCACGGTCAACTTGCTGGAGATAAATGTAGAGGTTATAGGGGAGACCGTGTAATCTCTGAAATACATGTCTACAAAGACAAACTGCATACTTGTGACCAAGGAAGAGACTTGGAAACAGGTGAACTTATGTGGGGTAGTACAGAATTGTATCGCTTCACTAGGAAGCCCGAATAGCTCAGCGGTAGAGCACCTCCTTTACACGGAGATTGTCGGGGGTTCGATCCCCTCTTCGGGCATGTTCAACTTATTATTATGAACAACAAACTTATTAATGCTTTTTTGACACTCGGACTCTTAGGATCCGTAGTTCCTGCCATGGCAGAACCTATTACTGAGAGTGAATACAGAACTAATCATTCTATGGGGTGTATGCTCCTTGGTGAGTGTACTGATGGTGTTAAGAAAGTATACTCGATGCTTGATATCTCATCTGAGTATCCTAACACTGAAGAATTCACTGGTGTCACTGGTGAGTTTCATAACATGCTTCACTCTCTGAACGAGATTGGAGTCAATGTATTCCTTGCTGATGAGAAGTATTTCCCATATGGTCATCGTGGTGTATACCATACTGTATCCAATAACTTCTTTCTAAACAAAGATTTTATGGGTAAACCTGGTACTCTGATGATGGTTATGCGTCATGAAGGATGGCACGCTGCACAAGATTGTATGGCAGGAACGATTGATAACAGTCTGATTGCTATCATCAAACCAGAGGATGAAGTTCCTATGATTTGGCGTGTGCTAGCAGAACGCACCTATCCTAAGAATGCAGTGCCATGGGAAGCAGAAGCAGGTTGGGCAGGTCGTACTGAAAACATGACTATGAATGCTCTTGCTGCATGTGCTGGTGGTAAGATGTGGGAAGTTTATGAACCTACTGCTCTCACTAGAAAGTATCTTGTAGACTTCGGATACATTGACGAATAAATAATTGACGTAAGGATAAAGTATAACCATGCCAATTGACGGTATTATTAATGAACCTACTATCAATTTTGTTGGTAAGGATGGATTCTACTGGTGGGTTGGTGAAGTAGAAGATAACCAAGATCCTATGGAACTCGGACGAGTAAAAGTTCGAGTTCTTGGATACTATACTAATGTAAGAGGTGGAACAACTGCCGATCTTCCTACGGAAGCACTACCATGGGCAACTGTACTACAACATACCTCTCAACCAGGTAATGATGGTCAAGGAGAAAGTTCTGGACAGTTGCAACCAGGTGCAATTGTTATGGGATTCTTCATGGATGGAGAAAATGCTCAAATGCCCATTGTTATGGGTGTTATGCGAGTCGATAAATCCCCTGAAACTAATGATAAGAATGTTTTTGCTTTTACAGGCGAAACTATGGAACCAGGTAGCACTGGTCATGTAAATCCAGTCTTATATAATCCTGCAGATCCAACTTATAGTGTAGTCAACGATAGAGGTAATCAAGGTAATAAGTCAAGAAACTCTACTAATAATAGTGTTCCTATTCCTGGTGCTACAAAAACATCACCTGTTAATGGTCCAGGAGCTCCTGGTACAAGTCTTGCACAAAAAGTCGCTGGTAGTTCTGGCAATCCAGGAAAACCAAAGACTGTAACGGAACCTATTCCTGCTGCGAATGGTGTTGGCGGACCTTGGAAGACGTTGGAGTATCAACTATCTTATCTTGTAGAAGACATTGCAAATCATGCAGCTAACTTAGTTAAAGCAGAAGATGGTGACTTTTTAAATATTGTTACAGGCAAACTTGTTAGTGCAAAAGCACTAACTGCTAAGATGCAAAACTTTTTAGGTGCTGTATTTGCTCAAATTGTTGCTGCAATTAGACAACAGATTAGTGCTCTTGCTGAACAACTAGAGTTAGTGAATCTTTTAGGTACGATTGGTGCAGGTATTCCTCTCGCTCTTACAACAGCAATTCAGGCAGCAGTCGTTGTTATCTTAAAAGCATTGTGTGTGGTCGATAATCAATTGATCGGCATGGTTCAAGATCCTATTGGAGCACTAACTTCAGTCTTGGATTCATTTTTGGATGGTTTGATTGATAAGGCAGCAATGGTTGTTCAAAGTGTACAGGACATTGTTAATAACATTGTCTGTAGTGTACAGTCTGTGCTGTCTACTATGCTGTCTGTAGTTGATACTGTAAAGGGTATTGTTGCAGGATACGAACAAGCAACTGAAATTATAGATGCATGGCAAGCAGGTTCTGAAATCTTTGCTGCAGGATTTGATGGTCTTGTGAATGGTATTACAAGTCTCACAGGTCTTATTCAATTATTCATTAAGTTTATTCCTACTGGTTGTGGTAGAAGTGCTGATGGTGGTAAAGATACTGTTGGTTGGTATCCTTTATATGGTGTAACTCATTGTACAGATGAAGAACTTGCTAGTATTCAAAAGATTTTAGGTACTGATAGGGGAATGAAATCTTGTGGAGATGCTTTTGGTGCTGGTACTCTCATAGATTCTATCTTAGAAAAAGCAGATCCTTATCTAGTTTCTGCAAAAACATTTTTAGATGGTGCCTATGAATTGCATGTTGGTACTCCTGGTCGTCAAGCAAGTGTTGTAAAAAGTGCTAGCGGCACTACACATACCTCTACAAATATTAATCAGAAGGCTGCTGCTGAATATAATGCAAGGTCACAAGCACAAAAAGCAAATCCTAATATTTCTCCTGAAGAACTTGAGAAAGTAGTATCTCAGTATACAAAAGATTCAAACTCTGGTAAAGGGGATACTGGTTCATTAATTGCTGATGATGTCAGTTACGCAGGAAACATAACCGCAGCAGTTGCTGGTGATGATTGTAAAGTTGTCGATAATGATTACGTTAGAACTATTAATGGAGATTATTTCTTAAAAGTTACTGGCAACTGTCATCTTGAAGTTGGTGGTGGATTCTTCTTGTCTGCTGAGGGTGCTCCTCGAATGGTAGATAAGAATGGGAAAGAAAATTCATCAGGACAATCGATTCAGAAGCATACTGTGCGATTTGGTTCTGACCTTGATTTGAATGTTTCTGGTGCTAGATTGAACATGCAGTCGGCAGAAATGGATCTTCATGCAAATAAGCATCAAATTTCTGGTGCGGTTCTAGATAATAGTTGTTCCAAGCAGACTTATGCTGCTGGTGAACTTACCCTGGCAGGGGACAGTACAATCAATATGTCCACAACACATTTAACACAGTTGATTAATACTCCACCCAATCCATTGGCAGCAAAGGTTGGTATTACTACAGTCTGTGCAGGATCTATTATTACAACACAGATTCCTGGAGCATTGAATGGTGTTGATACTGTTCCTACCAACTCGATTATCATTGCAGCAGGATCGATTACTCGACAGTGTGGAGCAGGGGGATATAACTTAAACGTTGCTGCTGGTGCATATGTTTGTAATGTTGCCGCAGGTGCATGGACAACAACCGTTGCTGCTGGTGCTGTAACCCTCACTGCTGGTGCAGGTGCCATGGCATTAACTGCTGCTGCTGGCATTATGCAACTGACTGCTCTGACAATCAAACTGAACTAACCCTTGACACCTTGCCTCAGACCTGCTATACTACATAAGTAGTCAGGAGTTCGCATGAGCACTAATCTCGCACATGTCTTTGTCAACTTTTCAAAACGGTCTATCAACATCGTAGACGATGAAGGATATGATAAAACTGTAAACTGGAAATGGGATGAAGAAGGTTCTGAAGGTTTCTCTGAAACAGTCAGTGAGATTGAAGATATTCTTGATGCTGATATGATCACTTATTGCTTTGCTGTAAAATGATTGGACCTATTGGAGTCACACTTCAACAGGCAGAAGATAATTTTGAGTTTCTTTTAGATCTCACAGATAATCAACATGTTTGTTGGAAAATTACTCGTCCTGATGGAAAGTCTGTAATGATGGTTCCTGTAAATGAAGTCTCTCCTATTCCCGATGAGATTCAAACTCAGGTAGATGAATTTCAAAAGCAATTTATGGAAACTAATGAGACCTGAAACTCGTGAATCAATGGAAAACCTTTGGTCAGCAAAATGGAACTTACCAAAGGCAGCAAGAAACTGTAATCTGACAGATAAGGAGATGAAAATCACCTTTAATGAGTATTGTGCTTTTCATCCTCCTACCTGGGAAATTGGTAATACCAAACAAATTGGTATCCTTTGTATTGATGGGAGTGTGGCGGAATCGGTAGACGCACCAGACTTAAAATCTGTTGACCAATAAGGTCGTGGGAGTTCAAGTCTCCCTACTCCTATATACCTGGGGGAGTACAAAAGATCTGCATGTAGAAGCAGCGCCCCCAATCAACGCCTCCGTAGCTCAGTGGTAGAGCAGGGCTTTTGTAAAGCTCAGGTCGCAAGTTCAAATCTTGTCAGAGGCTCTCAATCCTCTATAGCTCAGTTGGTAGAGCAGGTGACTGTTAATCACCCTGTCCCTGGTTCGAGTCCAGGTGGAGGAGTTAGTAAAAAATATATTATGAATTACAATTATCCTCTGTACGCACCATATTGGAAGGTTGACCTCTTTCATAAATCATGGTATAGTACACTCAGTTCTCTTTTTAAGATGATCAATGTCAAAGACAACGAAGACGGTTCGTTCGTCATCGAATGGGATGAAAACGACGAAGCAGAAAGTATCTTCAACGACTGGACCAAAGAGGACTTCACAAACTTCCTCCGTTGGGCAGCAGAAGAAGAACTCAGTAAAGACACAGAAGAATCTGGAGAAAAATCTGGAGAAGATGGAAACTCCAAAGAAGCGACTCCGAAAGACTGGGAAGACTTCTGGCACGGTCCAGAAGCAAATAAAGGTAAAGGTAGTAAACTCTCGTAAAAAAGATTTGTTCCCTTGGGTCGAAACTTTTCCATACTTCATGCAAGACATGAGTGAGAATAAAAAGTGTTGGTTTACCTGTGAAGAACATGCTGAGAAGTATGTAAATAGATACAATTGTAATTACAAACTTTATTTTTATACTGGAAAATGACTAAGAAAACATTTAAGAGTAAAAAAGATGCTCAGTGGGAGTATGAAGAAACTCCTGAAGTACGTGCAGCAATTGCTCGTCTGCACAATGACATCCGTAAACGCAACTTAAAAGATGAAGATGATCGACTAGGTTATGACACAGGATCTAAGTAAGTATGAATTCAACGGTCTTGAACGTCTCCCTGCTAACATACTAAGATTGATTAGTGAGTTAGAAGGTTCATATCAACTCTGTAAATACATGGGGTTTGAAGAGGATATGAACACGCTTAATGACATGAAAAAGCCTTATTACAAACTTTATTTCAAAACGTTAAAAGAGCAAAAAAATGAATGATTTGATCAACGAATACTGGACACGAACTCAAAAACCAGAAACTGAGGAGACTATTGATGTTGATTGGACTGCTGAATACAGCAGACAGAGAAAGGATCGTATGCACGATGCCATTGAAGATTATCTAAATGATGATAGAGTTGATGCACGAAGAGCATACGAAGAGATGCTATCTTGTATAGATAATACGATTCAATATCACAAATCAAGTCAGGAAAAGGCAGTTGAACTCAAAGAACTCATGCTCGGACACAGACCAATGGAGTCTCTCCATTCCTTCTCACTTGGAAGTTGAATGGGAATCATATACTGATGTGTGTGCATCTTTTGGTATAGAACCTAATAAACGAAGATTTTTGAGATACAACGAATTATTTCCGTATAAATAACCTTGTAGCAAATCGTGTGATTATTCGTGGGAACCAGAAAAATTTCTCAGTTGGATACAATCTCAGATGCAAATGTATCGGGAGAAGCAATTCTGCCCATTGTAGTATCTGACCCTTTGATTCCCAACCGAAAAGCAACCGTTAAACAACTCTTTAGAGGAGTATCGCAAGGCACAAAAGTAGAACCTGGTTTATCTTTTGACTTGGATCGAGATACTGGATTATACCAAAACGCATATGACCAACTTGGTTTAGGTTTTGGTGATGGTGGATTCTATATGTCTAGAATCGACAACGGTGGTGGTAGTACATCTCTTTATATTACAGCAACTGATGAAACTGCCAGTAACACGAATATTGTATTAGCACCAAAAGGAACTGGTGCTGTTCAAGTAACAGGTCAGTTTTTGATTGATGACCAATCTTTTGTTCTTTCTGATTCACAAGGTCCTAGGGCACGATTTGAAGTTAGTAATGTAGGTACTGGTACTAATACTAGAGTATTCACATTCCCTGCTATTACTTCTGGTAATGGCACAACTATTGTTGGTGATGATACCAATCAAACTTTAAGAAACAAATCAATTGTTATTGATGAAGATAATTTAAGTATCGTTGATGGGGACGATGTTGCAAAGTTCCAGTTATCATACTCTGATTCTATTGGTCAGACTCGTAGATACTTTCTGCCAGATGCTGGTATTTCTTCTGTTACGGTTGCAAACCCTCAGGGTTTAGATTCTACACTTCTTGACACTAAAACTACACAAGTCTCATTTAACAAAACATTTGTTGATGTTAAGTTTGTTCCTGATGATGCGGTAGATACAAAATATGCACAGATTAATACGTCAGCATTAACTGAAAATAGAACTATTACTCTTCCTGACCAGAGTTTGACTCTTGTAGGAACAGTTGCGAACCAAATTATTAAAAACAAGAACTATGAGGTTCTTGTTATTCAGGATCCTGCCGATAATACTAAGAAGATTACATTCCAAGTTAGTAATCAAACTACTCTTACTAATTCTACTGTAGTCTTTCCACCAACAAACACTCTAAATAGTGGCGGTGGAGATAATGTTCTCGTTACGGAACTTGCAGGTCAAGATCTTTCAAATAAAATTTTATTCGCCCCTGTCTTAAAAAATAGCGGTAATACTGCTGGTCAAGTAACAATTACTACTGATAATATTACTGGTCCTAGAGTAATTAGATTCCCTGATTCTAATGCAACTCTGTTATCTACTGATAACGTAACACTTGAGGATGTTAACTTTGGTGCTGGTATTGGCGCAAACAACCTCACAGGACAAACAAGACAACAACAATTCTTCTACTCTGGATTCTAATAACAATGGCTAAACAAGGACTTCTTGGACAAGTAAAACCAGCAGCGGGAACTAATACTGTATTATATTCTGCACCGATTGCTTCCTCGGCAAGTACGGTACTGAGTGTTGCTGCTCAAGGTTCTGCTGATTCATACGACATTGCTATTAAAGACCACGATCAAAATCTCACTCTTGACGCAAGTACCTATAAATTGCATCAGGGTGATGTTATTACTGGATATCGTTTTAATTTATCAACAAATATTCCAGTAACTTCTGCTCTACAATCAGGCAATACTCTTACATCTGAGGACGGTGAGAAGACTGCAATCTTTGAATCTTATTATCTCGAACCTTTTACTACAATCAATGTAAAAGAAATTGCTATTCGTTCAGTCGCAGTTACTAGTGTTGTAGGAACATTTTCTGTTGGTGAAACTATTAGTAAAGGTACTAGTCCAAATGATACCGTAGGAACTGTCTACGCTGTGCAGCAAGGTTCTGGATCTACGATTGTTTACATTGGACCTTCTACAATTAATGGTAGTGGTAGTGAGTTTACTGATGCTGATGCTTTAACTGCATCTGGTGGTGCTACTGGAGCAGTTGAAACGGGTGGTGTTGGAACTGCCGTTGATGAATATATTTTCTCTACTGATGCTGGTGTTACCTATAATATGTTCTTAGGTACTGACCTTACTGTATTTTCTGATAGAGTGTATCGTTTTGATACCTCTGACAGTAGCATGAGTGGTACAGATTTCAAACTTTCTATCACTGTTAATGGTGAGTGGGGTCCTGATAATACTGCTGGAACTTCTGATGATGGTACAGAGTTTACGACTGGAAAAACTACAAATGGTACTGCTGGTTCTGGTGGTGCATATGTTCAGTATGATTTCTCACAAGCAACTTTAACAGGTAATCTATATTTTTATGATGGTGATACAGGAACAGCAGCAAAGTCTGCTTATGGTGGTAGTGACAGACTGTTGGTAGTCAGCACTGACTTTGCATATAGTGCTATCTATGTTTATGACATTGATGGAACATGGGTAGATGCTACAGATACTTTCTTGGCAAACGGTGTTTCGTATACTGTTCAAACAAAAACTGCTGGTGCTTATGGTTATGTGAGAGATTTCACAGGAACTGCTTGTAAAGTTGTTAAGGGTCTTAACTCCGCAGACTTTACAACTTCTGATGTCTTCCAAGATTCACCTCTGTTGGCAACTGCTTCTCGTAGTTCTGTTGCTATTAGTTCAATTGCATTAGCAACAACAGCAGCAAGTGTTGAAATGTTCCTTAAAAAAGATAACGCGATTGCTTCGGATGTAAGCGAAGAAACTAAGTCATTAGTTCTTGGTCCAGGTGAAAGGGTTATCGTTGAAAGTAATGGTGGGCACTGCTCTTTCAATCTCGTTGGATTTGAAGATGCTTCTAGCGCATTCACTGTAAGGAACTTTGGCAGTATTGCTGCCGATGCTGCCAGTGGTGGTGGTAGCTAATAATAACCTCTAATAAATACTAATAAAGAAGAGTAAGAAATGTCTCTAACTAGACTTAAGAATATTATTACTTCGAGGACGGGACGTATCATTTACGTCAATCCCGATGATTTTGATGCTTCTGATGCTATCGATAACAGGGGAAACTCTGCATTGAGACCGTTCAAGTCTATTCAGAGAGCATTTCTAGAGGTTGCTAGATTTTCGTATCGAGTTGGTCTGTCAAACGATGAATTTGACGCCTTCTCGATCATGCTGTATCCAGCAGAATATATCATTGACAATCGTCCAGGTGAAGTATTATATACGAATGTTCCTCCTATTGATGAGAACTCCAACCTTGATTTAACATCACCAAACAATGTACTATATAAGTACAACTCTGTTGAAGGTGGAGTTATCGTTCCCAGAGGTTGTTCTCTCGTAGGTACTGACCTTCGTCGTACAAAAATTATTCCCAAGTATATTCCATATCCTACAGTGTATGCTGCAAAGGGTATTAACACAGAAGATCAAGTACCTTCTAGAACAGCAATTTTTAAGGTAACTGGTGGTACATATTTCTGGCAGTTCTCGTTCTTTGATGGTGCTGAAGAAGGCGTATACTTCAAACCAGATAGTACAGAAACACTTTCTCCAAAGTTCTCTCATCATAGAATCACTTGCTTTGAGTTTGCAGATGGTCTGAACAACCTATCTACATTGATTACTAATGGTACAGTTCCTAACGCAGATTATACTGCCGTACCTAATATTCTTGAGAGAACTGACTTAGATATCTACTATCAGAAAGTATCGAAAGCATTTGCTACTATTCCTGATACATCTGGAGATCCTGCTAATGACCAGATTCAGGCAAGGGTAGAAGAAAATAGAATCGTTGGTCCTATTTCTGATGAATATAGAGTTCTGCAGATTACAAGAAATGGTCAAACAGCAACAGCAGTAACTGTTGATGAGTTTGATAACCCTAGAGACCATGGATTCTCTGTTGGTGTTAACATTAATGTTAGTGGTGTTACTGGATCGACTGGACCTTCATCTGAGGTTGATGCTTCAACATTCAATGGTTCTTTTATTGTTACGTCAACACCAACAGGTAGCACATTCACATATCAGTTATCATCAGTACCAACAGGAAACGCTGTAGGTTCTAACATCACTGTTAAGACGGAGATTGATACTGTTGACTCTGCATCACCATATGCGTTTAACTTGTCACTGAGAAGTGTCTGGGGCATGAATGGTATGCACGCTGATGGTAGTAAGGCAACTGGTTTCAAATCAATGGTTGTTGCTCAGTTCACTGGTTTGAGTCTTCAAAAAGATGATAGAGCATTTGTAAGATATAATGCTTCTACTGGTAACTATGATGCAGCAGTTGCTGGTGATGGTGCTCACTTAGATGGTTTTGCTGAGTATCGTAAGGGTTGGGCACATGAGCACATTAAGTGTAGTAATGACTCATTCATCCAGGCAGTTTCGGTGTTTGCTGTTGGATATGGCACACACTTTACAGCACTTAGTGGTGCTGACATGTCGATTACTAACTCTAACAGTAACTTCGGAAACACTGCTCTAAGGTCTGCTGGATTCAAAGCAAAAGCATTCTCTAAAGATAAAGCAGGAGCAGTTACGCATGTTATTCCTCCCAAGGCATTGAATGTTATTTCAACAACTGCTACGGGTACATCTGGTGCATCTTCCATCACACTTACAAATGATGGTTCTATTAACGGTGTCATTCAAGGTATGACCGTCAATGGATCTAATATTGCACCTGGTGCAACGGTTGTCTCTTTCAATGTAAATACCAGAGTTATAACTTTATCTGCAACTAATACAGGTACAGTCAATAACAATATCATCTTTGGTGAAGAAACTTCAGTTAACTGGGTAAACGTTGATATTCAGCGTACAAAGGTAGTTAATGCTGCTCTTGCAGGTTCTGGTGGAACTCCTGGTAGTAGATTATATCTTTATGGTTACACGACAGAAGCATCACCACCAACAACAAAAGTACAGGGTTATGCTGTAGGTGCTCGCCAAGATGGTACTGGTGTTAATGCAGTTCCTGACAAGTTGAATATTCTTTTGGTTGCTAATGGTGCAGCGTCTGCGAGTGTTCAGTCAGCAAAAATTTCTCCATATGGTCCTGCTGTCTCTAGTATTGCTGCTGGTGTAGCAGGTTCACCTATCCAATATGATAGTGCCACATACACAATTAATGGTGTTGCTGGATCTGTTGGTGGATGGTATTTGAATGTTGATGCAACCGATAACGAAATTTATACAACGTTATCTACAAATACACAGTATAATAATGTTAACTTTACTCCTAGTGCATTCTTAAAGAGAATTCCTGACCCTCGTGATTTACAAGATAGAACCTATCGTGTTCGTCTTGTAATTGATAAGGATAAGACTAATCCTCTTCCTCGTGATCCCCTTAGCGGTTATGTTATGCAACCGCTGAATAGCGATACAACTAACTACAATCTCCAGAGAGCATTCTACATCTATGATATTGAGATTGTCCAAGCATTTGAACGAGGCGTTTCTGATGGAATCTTCTACCTTACCCTGCTTTGTGCATCTATTTCACCTTCAACTTCTAACTTTAACGACAGAAAGTTCTCTCAAAACGTCAACGAAGTCTATCCTACGTTTGACAGAGACAACCCTCTTGCTGACCCTGATGCTGCGATATCCGTCGCTGACAATGAAACTATAGGTCTAGTAAATTCAACTGATGGTGCATCACCTACACCTAATAAAGATCCTAAGAGATCAATTACCAAGGAAGGAGTTGAATTCTTACTGACTGATACAGGTTGGACACAACCAGGAACAACACCTAACTATGATAGTGTCAACAAGCGCCTTAGTAATATAGATCTTACTGCTCGTGCTGGTGATGAAGAAGTCAGAAAGATTAATATCCGACAGAATAATGATGGTACTGTTGCTCCTATCCCCGTTGAGTTTAGACGCCACTCAATTATGAGATCTGGTAACCATACCTTTGAATATCTTGGTTTCGGTCCTGGTAACTACTCAACTGCATTCCCTCAGACTCAAGTAGAGACGCTATCTACTGACCAGATTAAGTTCTCTCAGTCTATTAAAGAGGAAGCAGGTGTTGCATTCTACTCAGGTCTAAACTCCAATGGTGACTTGTTCATTGGTAACCAGATTATTAACCCTGTTACTGGACAGATTACTAATGAAGATATTGCACAACTGAATGTTATCGGTGAAGAGAATACAACGATTGAAACATTCTCTGAGTTGGTTCTTACTGATAAACTGACTGTTATTGGTGGTGCATCTAACCAGTTAGAATCAATCTTTGCTGGTCCTGTCACATTCCAAGGACTGACTACATTCACAAATAATATTCAAGCGAAGAAGATTTCTTATTACAACCAAGATGGTACTGTAATCAAGCAAACTTTACTTGCACCTGAAGATGCTAACGGTCAACCCAGTTTTGCTAATATCACAGGATATACTACACCTGCTGATGGCGATCTTGTTTACAATATCAACTGGACTCCTGGTAAATCTTTAGGTTGGATCTACTATGGTGGTGTCTGGAAAGAGTTCGGTCTTACAGATACTGGAGATATTGATATTGCCACATTTAATAATGAGCAGCACATGGGTATTGGTACTGCTGCTGTTGCTGGATTTAGAGTTGGTGTCTTAGGTAATGCTAAAGTTGATGGAGACTTAGTTGTTACTGGTAGAGGTGGTGTTGGTGCTGATAAGTATATTACTAAAACATATACTGGAGACGGCACAACTCTTACATTTGCAGTTACTACCTATGGCGGTGGTATTCAGCACTCTGATGATTCTCTCTTAGTATCACTAAATGGTGTTGTACAGATTGCAGGTACAAACTACACTGTTGATTCTAACGGTGCTAATGTTGTGTTCAGTGCTGGTGATGCTCCATTATCTACTGATACTATTCACATTTTAGAACTGCCTATCTAAATAACTAAGGAGAAACTAGCACTGCCATGGCACTTTCAAAAATTAGTGGGAATCAGATTTCCACAACAACTCAAGCAATTATTAGCACGCTATCTTTTATTAACACTGATAGCGTCTTTAGATTGCCTTCGGGAACAACTGCACAGCAACCGACTGGTGTTTCTGTTGGTACTTTACGATTCAATACTGATTTAGATTCAGCAGAGATTTATAAAGCAGATGCTGGCACTGGCAGCGCAGGATGGGCACCTGTTGCAGGTGGTGGTCCTTCATTAGGTGAAAATAGTATTGTTAGAACTAATGCTAATACAATTTCAGAAAACTTAACTGTTGGTCCTTCAGCAGGTGGTGAGTTTGCAAATGGAATGTCGGCAGGTCCAATTAGTATTGCAAACGGATTTACGGTTACTATTGAAAGTGGTGGAGCATGGAGTGTTAGATAATGGGAGTATTAAACGTTGGTAGTCTCCAAGGCAATTTTCCAAACTATCGAATTACATTAAGTAATGATAGTGAACTAGATATTGCTAGTCAGTTATTGCTGACTAATCAAACATATGTACCTCTTCCTGCAAATACTACTGATGGATTTGCATCAACTGCTGGTGGACCTAGAGGATATGTTAAAGGTCAATTGAGATATAATACTACTACTCAAAAACCAGAACTATATGATGGTGTTAACTGGATTGAGAAGGAATAGTAAATAATGAGTAAATTATCCGTAAGCGGTTTAAGTGGGATACCTGAGACTCTGAATCAGATAACAATTCCTGCTGGCAACATTTTAGATGTTGAAGGTCATGTATTTAATACAAGCACTACTGCATTTCAGTTACCTGCTGGTACTACCGCAGAACGACCTGCTAGTGCATCTGCTGGATATATGAGATGGAATACTTCTGATTTGAAGATTGAGATTTATAATGGATCGAGTTGGACTCAATATACAACCTCAAGTGGTGGTGGGTCAGTATCTAACTTAGGTAAAAGTTCTGCAACTGCTGCAACTTCTGCTGCTGCTATTCGTGCTGTAAATCCTGGAGCACCTGATGGTGTTTATTGGATAAATCATGGTAGTGGTGCATATCAAACGTATTGTTTGATGGACGCAGGAGGATTTATGTTGGTAGGTAAAATACCTGAGTCTCCTGGCGATACTAGCAATCCTTGGTCATATAGTGGTGCTAGATGGTCACAGCAATCTACTACTAACGAGTCAGAATGCCAAAATATCAATGGTGGAGATGCCTTAAATAGAGGGTATTATGGTTATACTTTGACTGAAGGTTTTATCTTTGCGATGGGTGACTATCGTAACTGGTTATATCCTAAATCAATTCCTAGAACAGGTGTTACTGCTAGAAATGCCTTTATTGGAGGACAAACTAACATATCTTCAGTCGATAGAGAAAACTTTTTGAGTTGGATTGGTAACACTGGTATCAGTAGAAACGAATGGGATAATCAACCCTATTGTAATAGAATTGGTTTTAATCGAACTGATTCTAGTGCTACAGGTATGAGATTTGGTATTACTATGAACAATGAAAACGAGTGTAATTCTAATGACTCATCAATTGGATTTGGAGTTTATACAAATAATCAAAATACTAGTGGTGATAGAAATGCTGCTGCTGGCGGATTCCGTTGGAATGGCACTGTTCGCTATCCAAAAAATGGTTGGATTTTTGTAAAATAAGGAGAACTATGAGCACTATTAGAGTAGACGAACTTAGAGCATTATCAGATAATGATTTTTCTATCAATGTAAGTCCCAATGATAACTTTGAAATTCAAGGAACTATTGAGTTTGACTCTGGTGCATCTTTTTCTGTACCTGTAGGAACATCTGCTGAAAGACCAACATCACCTATAGGAGGTATGTTGCGATATAATTCTACACTTGAACGTCTTGAGTTTTATGATGGAACCGTTTGGCAGAACTTTATTGGTTCTAGTGCTGCACCAAACGGATCTACTGAAGCACTTGCAGTTGAATCAGTGCAAGCATTATATGATGCTGGACAAGTAACAGATGGATCATATTGGATTAACTTTGATGGTACTGCTAGGCAATATTTTGTACCATTGAATAGTCATCCATACTATATTCTGGTTGGTAACTGGGGTGGTGGTGCTGATAAGTTTTTGCAAAATGCTAGTGCATTAAGTGGCAATCAACTTAATAATCAAGGTGATACCACTCCTACAGGGAACTGGGCAAATAATGGTACTTATGGATATTATAGAAATACAGGTGGGAGTGACTTTAAGTACGCTACAATGGATGTTCGAGGCATACAATATCGTTATGTGAAGATGAAATTCAATCTTTACAACTATTATTCAAATGATGGTGTTACTGCTAGAAACTTTTTAGGTATTAGTTCTAATGTTGGTGATGGCGTAACAATTATGAGAGATAATAGTTCTGAAGGGGATGCCCAACATGTTTTTACATATTATTCTGCTATCTCCAATAATGACAGCAATGGTTGCCCTTCTGCAACTCCAACATTTCCCTCACATGTACGGGTAGGAACTAATCCTGGTGCATTTATGGGTACTAGGTTCTGCTGTTTTTCTAGGGAAGGTAGTAGTTATGGTACAGAATATGTTAGAAACTTTACTCCATACGCTGGAGATAGTAGTGGTGGCACTGTACCTAATGCCTTTACTGGTGATGCTTGGTATGAAATGGACTTAGGTCAAACCCATCCTCAAAACTTACATTGTGTCATTCATTCAGACCAAGATTCTAGTAATGAAGACACATATATAAAACGAGGAGTTGTGCTCGTTCGTCCTGCATAAATAATACGAAGGAAACAGAACCGTAATGTCTCAATTAAATGTTGACAGATTAATATCCTTAGGTGGAGGTGGTGGTACTGCCTACATTCAATTAGAGTCTAGTGGTAACTTTAATTTTGACACTGGCACTTTATACATTGATAGTGCAAATAATGAGGTGGGGATTGGTACTACTACACCAAGAGCATCTTTAGATATTGCTACTACTGATGGCATCATTGTACCTGTAGGAACAACTGCTCAAAGACCAGGATCACCCGTTGAAGGTTTATTTAGATATAACTCAACAGACCGAACTTTTGAAGGGTATTCTTTCAATGAAGGTACTAATGCTGTAGAATGGGGACCAATTGCTGGTGCTGGTGGCGGAACACCTAATCAATCTACAGATAGATATAGTTTTGATTATTCTAAGGGTGCCGTACTAAAATCAGACGGAACTAATGCTTATTGGGAAATTGCTGGTCAGGCAACTGAATGGAGCATGGCAAGAATTTGGACGCATGGATATGTTGGTGGAGGTTATCAAAGTGGTAGTCCCTGGAATAATGTAAACCGTACTGTTCATTCTACAGACACATCTACAAACCTTGGTAATACTTTAGATAGATCTGGTGCTTACATGGCAGGGTCATTCTCAGATAATCGTCACTGGTTCCACTCAATGGAGAACACTTATAGAGGTTCTTCTAACTATACATCTGGATTCAGTATGACCTCTGAGTCAGGTATTACTCACCAGAGTTCCTGGGATATGACTGTTAGTAGAGGATCTATGGGTTCATTCCAAGATTATGAATTCCAAGGAGGTTATTCATATTTAATTGGTGGTGGTAATGCTAGAACTGATGCGATGAATCTCAAAACTGAGGTTATGAGAACATCAGGATTTCCTCCTAATCATGCTGATGGAGGTGAGGATCCTACATGGGGTGGTAACGCAAGATTGAAGGGTTGGTATAAGAGATCTGGTACTCGTCAAGCATTAATTTGGAATACAGAATCTTGGCAAAACTGGACACAAGGACCAGGTGGTGATGGGTGGAAGAAGATTTTAGGCA